TTGGTTTAAGTTTGTTCTAAATCTATAGCTTTTAGACATATTCTTCTTTAGTGATAAATAGTTATTTTACGTATTTTTATAATACGATTAAATAAACCAAAATAAATAATCTTAGCCGAAGTCTACTGTAGAAAGATTTTTTACTCTTACTTTAATGTCTTTATTTGAAAACCTTACTTGATATATTTGATCGGGTTCAGCATATATAGTCTCGTCTATTAATTCTATTTGTTTTGTAACAGGATCTATATATCTTTGGGATGTTTCGGAAGAAGAGTACTGCCCACCGATTTTGTTATAAACTCGTATTTCTGTAATCGTGTTAACGCCTCCAATATCTTGGATGTTTCTTTTTATATCTGCAATATTAACATTTTGACCTAACTCTCTACTTTGTGGAGACATGTAATCACTTATATTATTTATTATCTGTGTAATTACTTCTGCCTGACTACCAGGGTTATCTAAAACCACAAAAACTTCAAATTCTAAATCTATTACTTTAGCAACCTCAATAGAAATATAGTCATTTATCATTCTATATTTAGAAAGGTATGTTGCTAAGTTTGTTTTTAAATTGTTAGAAACCGTTTGTGTTAAGACACCGGTATCATCATATGAAAGAATTTTAATTGAAATTTTATTATCAACTTCACTGATAGATACTTTTGCCGGTGCTCCAAAATTTCCTGGCATCGTATCGATTAAAGATTTGTAGTCATTAATGGTTACCGCTCTTTTTTGTGCTGAGAAGTTAAATGAAACCATGTTTCTAACCTCTTCTAGTGTTGGTTGGTTGGCTCCCCCAATTGCCGCGGTAACATTAGTAATTGTTAAAGATTGGACGACATCCGTATTTTTTTGTTCTGATGGCCCATTTACCACAAAATCAATAACCCCCACTTGTGTAATAGCACCAACACCTATATTTGACGCTAACCCGCCACCAATTCGGTATTGAACGAAAATTGTTGTATTTGGTTGAACTGTCTTACCTAATCCAATATTATTTTGATAGTTAGCTAAATTTAAAGGTACACCAGTTCTTGTAAAACTTCTTAATTGATCGTCGGGTGTAGTGGTGGCTGCACCAAATTGTATCTTTAAGAAACCTTCTGGTGTGTATTCAGTTATAAATCGATTATCCGTTTTTAAATATTTACCAACTTTTACTCCCGCAGAATCTACAGGTTTAGTCGGATCTTCAATAAATACTGTGTCTTCAACCAACGAATCAACTTCATACCATCTATCATTTGATCCATTAAAATCACTGTAAGATGGTGTGTTAGTGTAGGTTGTTCCGTCTTTTTGTATTATCGATGATACCCCCAAAACATTTTTTTCAGGTAAGAAAAAATTGAAGAATGGTGCAACATCTGAAGAATTTATAACTCTTTTAAAAACTTTTGTTGTTCCATTAACAACAACCTCTCTTTTGGTTATAATATAATTTGTTAGTCTGTTATTTTGATCAAAAACTGGAACTTTGGTTCTATTGATAAACCCTTCTCTATTAAACTGACTAGAAAAGTCAATATCATAAATGGTTTCAAACGTAGTTCCTCCTCCGTTAAATTGTGCGCCAGCCCTTAAAATACCTAGATATCTAGTGTCTTCGTTAGCACCAAGAGCATCTACAGTGATAGAAATATCAACAACAGCAACTGAAGGTCTATAACCTGGTATTTTTAACCCATATGTTCTGGCAATATTAAAAACTGAAGAACGTTGTTGGGCGTATTGTAAAACCGTTTCTTGAACACTTCTATCTATATGATAGTTTAAATTATCGGCAACCGCAGCATTTAAATCCATTAATACAGAAAATACTGAGGCGTCATTAAAGTTCTGAATAAGCTCAGGGTAATATTGTTGTGTGAAATTTATTAGGTCTCTTCTTATTCCTTCAAAATCTCTCTCAGTGTATGATATTTTTTTATTTGCCATAATTTTATAAATTAATAATTACAAATTCTCTAGAACCAAAAGCACTATTATCGTCAGTGTATTCTATTTTTACTTTTGCAGTGTATTCTTCTGTATTAGTACCAGGTACTCTATATACTGGTATATCAAATTGTTCTGATGGTAACTCACCTAATGATATTTCTGATTCAATATAAGGTTCAATCGTAATATTTTCTATAGTAAGGTTTGGGATATATTTCGCAACTGACTCTTCTATTTCAGCCCTTATTGTATCGAAAGTTTGCCCATCTAAAGGTTCAAATATATATTCGTATAGTCTTGTTCCAAAATCAGGTAAATAATATCTATAACCCTTTCTTGTTAAAAGAAGATGAATTAAGTTTGCCCTTATTTCATCACCAGTTTCTTCGGTTACATTTAAGTATGTTCCTTTCTGACTTTGTCTGAAAGGAAAATTAATACCATAAGAAATACCATCTGCCATATCTAATAAATATAATGTGGTATAATTTTATATAAATAAAAAAAATCACTGATTACTCAGTGATTTTTCTTGTAGGTTTGTATTTCCTCTTTCGTGTCTTGGTTCATATGGACAATGTAAGCATCCATTACCACAACATCTACCTCGTCTTTTGTGGTATTCTTCTGTCATAACCATTCTACCTTGGCTATCATAATAAAATTCAGTTGGTTGGAGTTTTGGACCGAACTCTCTAACATATTGTTGTTGTATCCAATCTTTTGATGCGCCTACGTTCATTTTAATTATTCTTTCTAAGATTATAAAACGCTAACAAAACTTGGTATGTTAGCGTTATATCGTTACCCCATGTTACTTTCATGACTTATACTATTTCACAAGCCCCTCCAGCACATGCTGCTTCACCTCTAAGGTCAGTGTTATCTTGTAACTCGATTACTTTTGTAAGATCAACATCTGTTAATGATTTTACTAATCTTTCAAAATCTTCTTTTGTACAATCTTCAAAAGGTGCTTGAGTATATGTTCCTCCATTGTATGGTAGTACTGAAAGTCCATTATAGAAATCTCTATTATTCCACATCCACTCACCAACTAATTCCCATTCATCTTCTTTAATTGATACTGTTGCCGATACGTTGTGAGTATTTTGTCCGTTTCTATGGCCAGGTTTAATCCATTCTTGTGAAACTTTTTTAACTCTTTCTAACATCTGAAATACCGATTCATGTCTTACGATTGATCCTTCAGGCGCTCTTTGTGGAATAGTGATTACCGCAGTATCATGTGGTCTAAAGTATTCGTCTTCAATTAATTCAGGGTGATTAATTGCAAGGTATGAATAAATTGATTCATTTTTTCCTACACGGATTCTTCTTAGGTAATAATCATTGTGCCAAGCGTGAATACCTGATGATGTTCCCAATACCAATGATGAGGTGCCCGATGGTTTAACTGTTGTTGTTCTTGCAGATTTGTTGATTCCAATAAGACCAGCGACTCTTTCGTTTTCTTCTTTAACCATCTTAGCCGCTTTTTTCATATCATAACCCAACACAACCCCTGAACCAATTCCTGTCATACCAACACCAATAAGTGCGTCTTTTTCAGTTGTTCTTTTCCAAATATCTCTTAAATAATGGAAGTCTGTGTATCCTGCTTGTAGTGTACCAATGAAAGAGGCTGCCCTAACTCTTTTATCAAAGTCTTCTTGTGATTCGATATCAGAAGCATTTACCTCACATAAGTTACAGAACTGAAATGGTCTTAGTGCGATTTCACAACAAGGGTTTGTTCCCCAATCTTTATCGTTAGATAAATAAATTCCTGGTTCTCCTGCACCTGACAACTCAATACGTTTCCAAAGATCCATAAAGAATTCTTTTGTGATTTTGTGACGAAGAAGTACTGCCGAGTTATTTGCTCTACCTCTTTGTGCATTTTGTTCCCACCAACTTCCTGACTTACAAGAAATCATTTCTTCATCATCAGCACTAAATAATGAGATAAGTGCTGCTCTTCTGATACCTCCCGCAAGTACTGCATCTGCAATATGACAAACAATATCGTGAGTTTCAATTGGTGATAATCTTTCACCATCTTTTTTGTTATCTAAAACTTTTGTAATGTGGTGAATACAATCTTTTAGTGGTTGAGGCCCAGGAGCCTTACCTCCTGATGTTACAAGGTTTGCACCTTTGTGTCTAATATCTGAAAAGTCAAATATCGGTGTTGACGATTTGTATCCTAAATATGATTCCATTAATACTTTAATGGCGTCTGCCCATCCTTCAATTGAGTCACCGATTAGGTATCGTCTTGTTCTTTCAGGATTTGGTTTTTTTATTTCTGGTAGTTTTTCAACGTGGTGTTTTTGAACTGAGTACCCAACTCCTGTTCCACCTAAAAGTAAAAACATTGTTTCAGAAAATGCATCTACGTGGTCGATTGGCATATATGCACAATTGTAGACTCTGTTTGGTGAGATTTCAATTGGCTTACCACCGAATTGTAATGATCTCATAGATGGTAAAACTTTCTTGTCATACACCATTTTATACACCTCATCTATTTCATCTTTGATGTGCGGGTACTTTCTTTGGTGCATCTCTTTGTTACGTGTTACCAACTCTTCCCAAGTCTCTCTTCTGTTTAATTCAGGTTGAAACTTAGCGTATTTCATAAAGACAGTAATGTCACTTAATATTTTTTGCGAAATATCCATATTATACAAATTTAATAATTTATTTTAAGATTCTTGTTGTTCTTTTTGTTTTTTTCTTTCTAACAGTTCTTTTATTCTGTTCCTATTCTTTTCTTCTTTTTGTTCCTCGTGACCAAGGAATGTTACACTTTGTTCAGTGTCTATATCTAACATACCGTTATCGAACTTACAATTTTCAAAGATAATCCCATCTTTTCCAATTCTTGATTTTGTTATTGCAATTGTTGCCAAGTTCATTTCTTTTTGTTGTAATGATTTTGCGACAGTTATAATAACGTGTCCAACTTGTGCTTTTTTAATTGAACCTCCCATTTGATCCGTTGTTACGACTTCTGATGATATTGAATTTCTGTTACCTTGTGTTGCCGTCCATCCCGCAATATCCAACTCGTGACACATTGCTTCAAATCCTCGCATTACCGATCCTTCACTTTTCCATTCATCACCTAACATTTTGTCAGGAACTACACAATCAATATAATCTAAAATAATCATATCAACTTTAATACCTTCTGCGATCATTTTTCTTACTTGATTTTTAATTTGATTCATAGTTACAGTATCAGATGCCAATTTTTTCATAATCAACTTATTTTTTCTTGTTGATTGAATTTCTTTGACTCTTTCAGTAACTTCTTTTCTATTTTCAGAAAGATCGTCGGGGTGTATTCCTGTCCAAAGTGTAAAGTGTTTTCTTTGGATAATTTTTGGGTTGTCTTCAAAAAATATCTGAAGAACATTATACCCTAAGTTAAATGCGTGGTTAGCTATCTTTGTTGTAAACGTAGATTTACCAACACCGGTTGGTGCCAAAATTACACCAATTTCACCTTTAGCTAGACCACCTTTTAAAAGGTTATCTATGCCAGGTACTCCAATAGGGATTGGGTGTCTATAATCGTCATCCAATACCTCATCAATATTAAAGAACACATCAGTCGTTCCCTTATCTACTTCACCAACTTGAAGTGCTCCCCTTACCATTTCTTCTAACTTATCATAACTCTCGAAATCACCTTTATCGATGATTGATTGAGCCTTTGTCATTACTTTTTGGAGTTCTTGTTGTTTACAGAATTTAAGGGACTTTTCTTGAACAAAGATTGAACCTTCGTCTGATACGTTCTTAACCTGATCTAATGTGTCTAAAACGCTCTTTTGAGCCATCGGTGAACTGATTTCTGACTTTGTTAACTGTTCAAGGGTGTCAAATGTCGGAGTATGCTCATATTTTGAATAATATTCTTTAATCATTTGACAAATAATTTTAAAATATTGGTTATCAAAGTAATGAGGATCAATAACTTCAATGATGGAATTAGAGAAATCTTTGTATATAATTATATTATTTAATAACTGAATTTGAAAGGTATTTCCTAAGTATCCGAAGTTCTTTTTGTCTGACATATTGTGTTGATTTTTGTTCCTTGTTTTAATAAATATAGTTAAGCGAACGAATAATTAAGGTAGTTGTAAGATAAATTTTTGTCTGATAAAATGTCAGTCAATTCTCTTAAAATGTTTTTTATGTCTGGGCGTATGTCCAGTGTGTATCTCACCTTTGGCGGGTATACTTTCGCGTCAATAACTCTATGACAAATTGTCTTGTTTCCAACCTTTAATATTATGTTAAATACTTCAGGCCCGTCTGTGTTTGATGTATCTAAAACGCTTGGGTCTTCTTGAATTTGGTATGTGTTATCTAACATATACACCATACACTTATTTCTTAATTTTATTTGTAATGATTCAGATAGATACTTAATGTATTCATACAAATCAACTGAGTTTTCAGCCTTTTCGTTATAACCTTTTACATTAAAGAATCTTTGAACCACAAAATTATCATTAAGTGTAATTAGAAACTCAATCTTTGTAACATCATTCTGCTCTTTCATAATTTTACTTTTTTGTTTTAAACTTTGTTTTTTCTTTTCTTGTTAACTTTAAAAATGGTTTTAAAAAATATACCCACTGTTCATCCCCTTTTGGTAGGTATTTAAATAATCCGTC